GCTATGCACTTAGAGACTGGCGGAACCTTTGATCCTTCAATTAAAAATCCTAGAAGTACGGCCACGGGACTAATTCAATTTTTAGAAAGCACAGCCCATTCTTTAGGAACTACTACTGCGGCATTATCGCAGATGGGTCGTGTTCAGCAAATGGATTATGTTTATCAATATTTCAATAAGTTATGCGGTTGGCCTAATGTTAAATGTCCAAATCCGACTTTAGGTAATATATATTTGACGATATTTTTACCAGCATTTAGATTTGCTGGCCCTAATGAAAAGATTGCAGAGGCCAATAACCCGGCTACCGCGAAGTATTGGAGTAATAATACTGGTTTCGATCCGCAGAATTTAGGTTATATTACACCGAATATGGTGTTGGCTGCAGTTCAAACTCATAAAATTGCAACAATTAAAGAGTTGGCCACTGCTGGGCTTGATACGGATTTTAATAAAATTTCGTCCTAATAAATAATACATCATGCCCTACAAAAATATTGTAATATCTAATTCAAATGTTGTTCAGCAACAAGCACCGCAACAAAGTCAATTTTATGTGGGCTTTAGCACTGTAGACCCCTCGAACGTCAATGCTAAATTGTATGACTATGAACTTATCAAGCAGGATTTAATCAACAATTTTAACACTCGTCAACGAGAACGAGTGATGAATCCTACTTTCGGCAGTAACATATGGAACCTATTAATGGAACCATTAACTGACGGAACTGCGGCGGCTATTCAAAAGGATATTACAAATATCTGTAATAGTGATCCTAGAATTTCGCCGACTCAAATAAAGATATCTGAATACCCTAATGGATACTTATTGGAGCTAACACTAATTATTAATGCCACTGACCAATCTGTAAATCTAAAATTAGCATTTGATCAAGAAATTGGGCTGGTATCCTAATAATATATGCGGTTTATAGCCGCAATAAATACGGTATAGAACAAAAATTATGACCATTCCAGCAACTAATTCACAGCTACTTGTTACAGAAGATTGGACAAAGGTATACCAGTCCTTCCGTAATTCCGACTTCCAAAGCTATGACTTTGATACAATACGTCGGACAATGATACAATATCTTAAGGAAAATTTTCCTGAAGATTTTAATGACTATCTTGACAGCAGTGAATATATTGCTTTAATTGATCTAATTGCTTATTTAGGCCAGAATTTAAGTTTTCGAATTGACTTAAATGCTCGAGAAAACTTTTTAGAAACTGCTCAACGTCGAGATAGTATTTTACAATTAGCACAATTAATTAGTTATAGCCCTAGCCGTAATACTCCAGCCAACGGACTATTAAAGATTGTTTCCCTATCTACTACAGACAATGTCATTGATTCTTTTGGTAATAATCTAGCCAACTCGACTATAGTATGGAACGACTCTACAAACAGTAATTGGTATAGTCAATTCCTTAGTATTTTTAATTCTACATTAAGTAATTCGTCAAGTTTTGGATCACCTGCTGATCAAAATATCATTAATGGTATTTTAACTCAGCAATATGTAATTAACAGTGCCAACACAGATGTGCCTATATACGGATTTCAGCAAAACATCAACGGTACTCCGATGAGTTTTGAAGTAGTCAGTACTACGTTTTCTGGTAAATCATACATTTATGAAGAACCTCCACAACCAGGTAACCAGTTTGCTTTGATTTATCAAAATGATAATCAAGGAAATTCTAGCGCAAATACTGGATTCTTCTGTCACTTTAGACAAGGTTCATTGGGTATAAGTAATTTCACTATTAACAACCCTGTGGCAAATGAAATTGTGGGTGTTAATATTTCAAATATAAACGACACTGATGTTTGGTTATGGCAACTAAACCCTAACGGCACATACTCTAAGTTATGGACTAAGCTAGATTCTACTGTTGGAAATAACGTTATCTATAATAGTTTAGGTATCAATAATCGTACATTCTATAGCGTAACTTCTAGAACAAATGATCAAATTGATTTAAACTTTGCTGATGGTAGTTTTGGAGATTTGCCTAAAGGACAATTTGTTTTATTCTACAGACAAAGCAACGGATTAACATATTCAGTTACTCCATCTCAAATGGGTGGAGTCGTTATCAGTATCCCATATGTTAATGCTTCTGGCCAACGACAGACACTAACATTAACATTGTCACTTCAATATACAGTTAACAATAGTGTTGGCACTGAATCAAATGCCAGCATACAACAAAATGCTCCGCAAACTTACTATACACAGAACCGTATGGTAACTGCTGAAGATTATAATATTGCTCCATTAAACATTGGTAGTGAAATACTTAAGGTTAAAAGTATTGCCCGTGTCACTAGTGGTGTTAGCAAGTATTTTGATCTAAGTGATGTTAGTGGCAAATATAGTAGCACAAACATCTTTGCTGATGACGGAATTGTTTATAAAGATTATAATACACAAAGTTTTGAATTTACTTTTAATTCAAAAAATGATATCTATACAGCAATTAAATCTCAGCTAGAACCGAAGTTATTATTGCCATCGATTTTGTCTTTGTATTATGATCAATACTATAGACCAACACTAACACAGGTGTGGACACAAACAAACACATCTTCTGGCCAAAGCCAAGGCTATTTTATTGATTCAGTTACAAGTTTACCAGTAACTGTGGGATCATTCTCTAATAATAATTTATTGTATGTTGGTCCAGGTGCGTTGATTAAATTTGTTCCTCCCACAGGAAAATACTTCCTACCTAACGGAAACATTGTAGCCAATAAAACAAATAAAACTTTGAATTATATTTGGGCATCAGTGATACAAGTCGTAGGCGACGGATCTAATTACGGAGTAGGAGCACTGAGTACAGGTGTTGGCCCTATCACATTGAGTACAACTATTTCTAGCTCTGCGTTGCCAGTAGAAGTTATTCCTAATTTTATTAGCAATCTTCCACAGAGTTTTGAATCAGAAATAATTAATTTATGTTCTTTACAAAGAAACTTTGGTCTAAGTTTTGATCAAATACAAAGAACTTGGAACATAATTGATGATACCAATGTTAACCTATACGGATCGTTTAGTTTAGAATACCAAAACGGTGTATCTAACGCTAACAAAGATAGTAGTTGGATTGTTGCGTTTTCTTGGACCGGCATTAATTACAAAGTTTTATACCGTAATTTAAATTACATTTTTGAAAGCAATGGACAAACTGGGTTCTTTATTGATAACAATTCTATCAACTATGATTACACTACTGATACAGTAGTCAAAGATCAAATTAAAGTGTTGTCAATTAACTCACTTAATACCACTACTTCTGTTGGATTGGGCACTGATTATGTTTGGCAAATAGATGGACAATTTGTTCAACCTGATGGCTATGTAGAGCCAAGACAAGTTGAAGTTAGTTTCTATAATAGAAATAATTCAGGACAAATTTCCGATCCTGATTCTTTTGAAAATATTGTTCAACCAACCAGCACAAATTCTATTACAGGATATTTGGATAAGTTTGTCTACTTCCAATTACAAGCAGATGGAGTTACTTATAATCTTGTTGATAGTGCTAATTTTACAGCCTATCCTACACCTAACGATGTACCATCCAACAATTTAGTTGATGGTGGTTTATATTATTTTTATGATCCGTCTTACAATGTTGTAAACATATACAGCACAGCGTCAACAAGTTTCGTTTATAATTCTACTGCGTCAACATATGTTGCTTATCCTGGTAGAGACGGATTGAAATTCCAATATACACATAATACCAGTCAAAATACTAGAATTGATCCTAGTAAGAGTAACATCATTGATGTTTATTTGTTGACTAGTGATTATGATACTGCTTTTAGAAATTGGGTATCAAGCGGCGCTACTGGAAGTGCTCCATTGCCACAAACTAGTTCAGCGTTGGAAGATAATTATTCTACTAGTTTAGAACCTATTAAAACTATCAGTGATGAAATTATCTATCAACCTGTAAAATACAAAGTATTATTTGGACCAAGTGCTGATACAAGTTTACAAGCAATTTTTAAGGCGGTTCAAAGTCCAACAAGTACATTGAGTAGCAACGATATTAAATCACAGATACTAGCAGCAATCAACACCTTCTTTGCTTTAGAGAATTGGGATTTTGGTCAAAGTTTTTACTTCAGTGAATTGTCGACATATGTTATGAATTTGCTATCGCCTGATATTACTAACTTTATTGTAGTACCGGCTAATCCTAATAGTAATTTTGGTAGTTTCTATGAAGTTGCTTGTCAAAGCAATGAAATTTTCATAAGTAGTGCTGTGGCATCAAACATACAAGTAATTTCAGCAATTACAGCGGCACAGTTGAATACAACAAATATTGTTACACAAAGCGGAACCTAAGATGGCAAGTACAAGCACAGTTCAATCAATTAATTTTTTACCCAGCTATCTTCAAACAGATAAGAATGCCAAGTTTCTATCTAGTACACTTGACCAACTAATACAGCCCGCTCAATTAGAACGTATTGATGGATTTATTGGTAGTAAAATAACACCTACTTATTCTTCTTCTGACAATTATATTTCAGAAGGTTCTGAATTGCGTGATGCTTATTCATTGGATTCGGCATTGGTTGTTAGTGATATTACTGGAACTACTAAAGATGTCATCGCATTAGATGATTTAATTAATGAAATTGCCATTAAAGGTGGTATTAATAATAATTTAGATCGATTGTTCCGCAGTGATTTTTATTCTTATGATCCTCACATTGATTGGGACAAACTGATTAACTATCAAGAATACTATTGGATGGTCAATGGCCCAACTCCAATATTAATTACTAATGATTCTATCACAGTTGAAACTGATGTTATAGGAAAAACTAATTTTACTACAACAATTGGCACCACCACAGTTACACTATCTAATGG